CTTAAATCTTGTACCGGAGTAAGTACGTACTAACACAAAGTCGCCCTCTTTACACCATGCCCCGTTAGGAAACTTGGCGGTGTCGTTGTACGCATCAGGGCCTACTTTCAAAACAAACAACACAGTGGTTGCTGTTTCTTCTTGGCGCATAAACTCAATTGGTTTATACAGGTTTGATCCTGCAATCTTCTCGTCGACATCTGGCACAGCGCAAAGAATCTTCCAACCTGTTGGGGTGGGAAGTTGCGTGGCTTTCATTTCGTCTGAAGCATCAGGCTCGGGTGCATCCAAAGATTGGATGGGTTCAGGCAGTGCAAAAGCACCGGGGGAGAGATCAAGATCACTCATTAGATTCTTCAACTTTCTGTGCAAGGTCAATTAGATAACGCTCTGCGAGGGCTAGACCCTGAATAACCCCACAAAGTTTTTGGTACTCTTCAAAAGTACGGCATGAACCCCCAGCCAAGTCATCGGCATAGTTGTTCATGTCAGTGCGTAATTTTTCACGTAATACGCGTACGAAGTCTTGGATCATGATTTAGGCTCACGCTGGTTCCTACTATTTGAGAGCGCAGTAGTACGCGCTTGTAAATCCATCTGGGCTTTACTCTTTGCGATGTCAGCACCAATTTGGATGCCAGCACGTTCTTGTTCAAACTGTTGCTTGAATTCGCTCTCTTTGATTTGCGCACCTGTGCGAAGAGCTTCCAACTCCAGCTTGCCACTGACTTCTTGCTCTTTCAAAGCCTGTGAGTCGGCTTTGGCAGCAGCGTCCATCATGATCTTCTGTTTTTTCAACTCTAGCTCTTGGCCTTTGAGTTGAAGTTCCTGCATCTGCAACTGCATGACTGGGTCTTGCATCTGTTGCTGTGCCTGCATCTGCGCAGCCTTGGCTTGGTTCTGCATCAACACTTGCTGCGCTGCTTGAGCCATCATGCCCGACAACGCAATCTCAATCTGTGGTGGCAACTTCTCGTCTTCGGGAGGCAGTGGCATACCCAACTGCTGCTCGATCTGCTGGCGCATCTGGTAACCAACGTGCTCTGCAATGTGCGCAGTGATTGCGCCCATGATCTTGGGAGCCTGTGGGTTCTGACCAATGAACTGCTGAATCATCGGGTCTTGCATCAGCATCATGTGCACTTGGATGTGTGACTGATGGTCTTGATGTAAAAACGCTTTAAGCGGTTTGCCCTTGAGTGCATTCTGGTTCTCCTGCACGGGATCGGTGGGCTTCTGATCGTCCTCAATCGGCACAAGCTTCTCAGCATTCTTAATACCCAAGACGCCCAACATACCGCGGTGGAGTTCGGGCAAGTTGTAAATGTCTGGAGCCATCTGCGCCATCTGAATGACGGCTTGGTACTGGATAACGCGCTGAGACATGGTCGCAGCGTTGGGGTCTGACACGGGGATAACGTCCACCAAGTCATAGTCGGCTTTCTTTGCTTTGCGAGTGCCGTACTCGGGTGTGTATGTGTAGTCAGCGTCTGTGTAGTCGCGGATGATGTTCTTCAAGAGCTTGAACTCTTGCTTCAGCGCAAAGTGCACACGAGCCTGCACCGCAGTCATCACCTTAAGTTGACGCTCCAAGAGAGCCAGCGTCGTACCAACGGGAGCCTGCGCAGACATATCAGACACCTTCATGTCAGCAGTCGCAGCAAAGCGACGACCTTCATCAACGATGGTCTGCATCAAGTTAAACAGCGTAGCGCTTGGCTCTTTGTATGGCAGCGGCAATATGTTGTCGCGGATCGTACCCGAACCAACGTCTACGTCACGGAACTCTCCGGGTGCGATTGGTGTATCGTCGCCTTTGATTCGCAGGCCCCGTGTCTTAAGTCCGCCGGGTAAGTTGGCAAGAGTTCCTGCATCGACAAGCTGGCGCATGAGGGATGTAGCGGATTTAGCAAAGCCCCCGATAAGGTGGAAAAGCCCGAAGCCGTAAGCTCCAAAGCCCGGAATATATTGGTAGTGAACGAAGTGCTGGCGCTTGAGTCGGAGGTTATCATCTTCATTCCAGTTGCGGCGGATCGACAGGATGTCGTTAGAGCCTTTAATCAACGTGACAACGTACGGCAGCATGATGCCGGTCTCTTCACCAGAGTCGTCTTTGTCTTCGTAACCTTCAAGGTTCAAATCTACATGGCACTCATACAGGGTGTAGCGGTCGTCATTCAAGTCACTAAAGCCAGTCTCTTTGTCCTTGGCTTTCTGGATGTCTGTCAAGTCTCTAGGCGCGTCAGGCAAATCAACGTCAATATAAAAGCCTGCTTGCTGAAGCTTCACAATCTCATTCTTGGTCTTGCGCATGACGTGCGTGATGCGATAGCAAGTATCCAAATCCGTTGTTCCGTATGGCAGATACATGTCTTCCGCAGGAATAAACATCGACACTTGACGTCCCAAATTGGGATCATAGTAGACCTTCTTAAACGCTGAGCCTGTGGCTGGCAGTGACCAGAGCATGCGCTCGTGTTCAGCGCGGTACTCCGTCATGACTTCCGTCAACTCGTAGTTCATGTCGTCTTCAACGTTAGACGCGACTTCTTTCATCTCTGGCGTTTCTTTGCCGATGAGTTTGCTACGCACAGGCCCTTGGGCTGGGAACGTCTCAGTAATTGTCTCTGCTTGGAAGCGCACAACCGCTTCTGTAATCATGGGGTGGAACACACCGCATGCGCCGTTCCAAGGTTCTGTGCGCTCTTCTATCTGAAGCCCAAGCAGCTTCAAACCATCAACGTAAGTCTTCTCCCAATCCTTGCGGCCATTCTTATCGTTGTCAATGTCAGACACCAAGTCACCAGCCAGCGACTGCAAAGCGCCATCTTTTATGTACTCGGCCAAGTTATCGTCAAAGCCTTCTTCGCCATCGTCTTCTCCGGGCGTGAGAGTGATCTCAACGCCATCCATACCAATGGTGACTTCTTCGGGATCAACAATTTCAATCTCTAGAGGAGACTCCTGTTCGCCCAGCGCGTCGATGCCCATGGGTTGTTGGTACAGAGCTTTGTCGATGTTCGTTGCCATGTGTGTTCCTAGTAGTATTCGTGTTTCCGGCGGTAAAAGATCGCAAGGTCATCTTTCTCGTCCGTGTCTAAAGCAATAAAGCCGCCTTGCCTAAAGCGCAGCAGCGCCTGTGTTGTCGTGTCCACGTAGTCGTCGTGCTCCCCAACTGGGAACGCGGCCATCTCTTCAATCACTTCCCGTGCCCAGCGTGTGTCGGGTGCCCAGACTTTACCACTGCTAAATAAATCTGCAACCGCGTTCACGCGCACCATCTTGTCGTTGCCACGACTTGGAGAAAATTCTTGTACAGGTATGCCTAACGCCCTGAGTTCCTGAATCAGTGGTGCGCCAGCTGCCTTTTTCTCCACAATGAACGCGTCTGGTTCCCACTCTTTGTAGTGTTTGAGCGCGACGACCTTGAGTTCAGGGAAAGCCATCCTGTCTTTGAAAGCATCCAGCAACATAAGCTGAGGCGTATCGTTTTCTTCCTCATTGTAAAAAATCCCCCACGTCGTACAAGCAGAATAGTCGGAGTTGTTCTTGGTTTCAAACGCCGTATCCCATGACTGGATGATGTATTCACACCTTGGTGGGTCATCCGGCTCCCAAATACGCCACATTTTACGGCTGACGATGGCCGAGTTCTCAGATGTGGGCTGCTGCATGTACTGCGCATTCCAATAACGCGGGTCAATACTGGCTTTTGTGGATTTCAACGCCTCAAGTGACCACTGCTCAGGCCAAAGAGACTTCTCGTCTTCTTCGTCCTCGTTCAAAATGGCCGGCAACTCCACAATTTCCCATGGAACCGCCTCTGGGTTCTTGGTTTGGTAGTCAATCAGGCGTCCAGTTAGGTCTAGGAGCGACCAACGGGTCATCACAATGATAATCCCGCCACCCGGCATCAAACGCTGCAGTGGGCCCGTCTGGAACCAAGACCAAGCCGTATCAAACGCGAGTCTAGAGTTAGACTTTACGTCCTGTTCCGAGTGAGGATCGTCAATAACGAACAAATCAGCACCACGACCAGCAAGAGCGCCCCCGACACCAGCAGCATAGTACTGACCGCCAGCGCTTGTAGACCACTTACCGGCAGCTTTTTGATCGTCTGCCACCATTGTGTTGGGGAAAACTTCTCTGTATTCATCAGAATCAATCAAGTTACGTATGCGCCGCCCAAAGTCTTCAGACAAACCCGCAGTGTGCGTGCCCATGATGATCTTCTTTTCAGGGTATTTACCTAGAAAGTACGCAGGAAACAGGTAAGACGAGAACTCAGACTTACCCATACGTGGCGCAATGTTAATAATCACGCGTTTTTTCCTGCCCTCGACCACGTCGGTGAAGATTTTTGCTAGTTTCTTGTGGTGTGGGCCAACCTTAAAGCCCGGATATACCGCTTGGGCGAAGCCCAGCATGTTTGTTTTAGCTGCCTGTAGTCTGGCACGGGACTCCCGAAGCTCTAAGTCTTCGTACAAATCCATCTTTTCTTTGACGCTCATGTGCGGCAACGCCTTGGCCATGGCTTCTAGCTCAAGCTTACTCAGCGTTGTGAAGTTCTCAGGCTTCATCTTTATCTTCTGCAACATCGACAACGTCGATCACGCCCATGAACCTGTTGAGCTTTTCTTTAATGCGCGTCTCAAGCTCAGCGTCAGACATCTGGGTTTTCTTGACCTCGATCCGTTCAGTAAACAGCGCCACTTCGGTGACCTTACCGAGCATATCAAGCGCTTTCAGGCGTATACGGGCGTCGGGGTGCTTGACTTCTTCTAAAATTTGTGCTACTGCATAGCCCCTGAGTTCCTTGGCCTGCTCGACAAACGCCCAATCGTATGCTGTCAGCATCCCAACTAAATGCTGCACTGCAGCAGGGGTTTTTAAATTAGCTAGTGCTTGTTGCGTATTACCAACAGGTTGACCTGACACGAGACTTGCAAAAGATTTACGGGCAGATTCTTGTTCTGCTTTGGATTCAATCTCTTCGTCTTCAAGCTCTAGGTCTTTGAGCCACTGAGCCGTCTTTACTTTGGCGTCGATGGTCGTAGTTGGATCTGCCTTTTCAAAAGACAGCACTTCCGCAGTGGCGTCTACCACCTCTGGATGAAACTCGCCGTTAATTAAATGTTCTAGCATTGCGTAGGGTTAGTGCTGGCGTCGCACTTGTGGCCTC